TCTCTTTCGTCAACTACACGCGGCGTAGGCTTGTACGCATCGGCCTTTTCAGTGTCCAGATCCAACGGATCCAAACCACTATCCTTCAAGAGCTTCCCGATTGCTTCCGGATTCTTCTTATCCAGGTCAATCAGGTAGCCCAGTTTTGCTTCATCAAGCAGCCCATTACTATCCAGCAGCTTGAGTAGACGAAGATTCGGCTTCAGTGCCGCCATCTTCTTGTTGTAGTTGGCTCCCATTTGCATCAGGGAAACCGCGTCTTCCACACTTCGAACCTGAATCTCACGACCATTCGCCTTGAATGGGGCCGTAAGCTTCTCGTAAGCAGCCTTGTAATCAATGGCAACTTCCGTGTTCTCAGGAGCCGGTTCAACAACAGTCTCTTTCTCCGGAGTACTTTCTTTCTTCTCCTCGGACTTGACTGGCGTAGCCGTCTCTTCTTGTTCCTCTTCGGCCTGCTCGTCACCTTCGGCTTCCGTCTTCCCCTGCGGGTCGACTACAGCCTCAGTGCCTGCGCTGGCCTCATTGCCTTCTTCTGCTTGCGCTTCCGCTGCAGGTTCTTCCACCGTTGCTTCAGTAGCAACAGGCTCTTGCCCGACAGTACTGGGATCGACTTTCATCAGATCCTCGTCGGACATGTCCAGATAAGACGTAACCGGATCAGCCATGGTTATGCGCCTTCTTCAATGAGTTCAGCCCTGGTCTGTTCATCCGCATCCAATCCTCTGCTAGCCATCGCCGCTTGGATGGCAATCGTCTGGAGGTATTGGGCAAACGTACCGACCGAATCCAACTGAACATTGATCGCCTTCTGACGGTCAGCAGACTGCATGTTGGGATCAGAACGAAGATGAACCAACCGAATTGCTTCATTCTCGAAATACCCTTCCAACACAATCTTTTTGAAATCCCGATTTCCACGAAGACGATTGAGTGCATCGCCCAGTTCAATCAGTTGCTTCGCTTGCTTGATGCTGTTATCCAGCTGTTCCAATTCAATAGAGGACATTTCTATCAGTGCTTTCAAGAGTTAATAGAGGGGTGTATTACTTAAAACACCCGCACTATAAACTATTTACTTGTCTTTCTTCAATAGTAAATCCTTCACCATGTCATGTTTTTTACTTTCCATGGTTTCTGCGTGCTTCATCATCTGCAGTTTACCTTGGTGATTGGCAGCATCATTCTGTTTCTGAAGTTCCCTTTCTTGTTTCACACCAGACTCTTGTTCAACGAACTCCAGGTTATTCAGATCAGCAGTGGATTGCAGTTGTTCTTGCTTGGCTGCTTCAGTAGGAACCTTAGCCCTGTTCAACTCAGCCATAGTCAAGTAATACTGACCTTGAGCATTCTCAGTATTCAGCTTGGCTTCCAGTAACTGAATTTCCAACTCACGTTGTTTCTGAACCAGGGGATCAGGCTGAGGTTCATATGCTTCAAGCCGCTTAGCCAGATCAGGCATTTTGCGGAGACGGGCAATATCAACCAGAAGCATCTTTGACATGTTCGGATCCATGTTGTTACCAATGGTCTGAAGCATGAAGGCCAGCTCTTGGGCTTTGTTGTTGTCCTCTTCAGCAGTCGAGATGGACAGCTTCAGATCGAAGGCACCAGCCAAATCATCACGACGCACCTTAACAAAATCATCATTGGTAATCCGGATGATTTCTTCGTCAGCAAGGAACTCGGAATTCATCGAGATCATCTTGCGACCGACCTGAACAATACCGTTGGCTAGCCTCCGCAGGATACCCAGTTCGCGCTTGGAGGCTGCATCCAACGCACCACGCACACCTGCAGCCACATCACCCAATGAAGCGCCAGAGACGCCTTGGCTGAACGATTTGACACCGGATAGAGACTCCGCTTCCATGTTCTGCAACTGCAACATGAATTGAGCCGAATTGGGGATCTCGGGATAGGTGTGCATGAAGATCGCTTGACGAGGATCCACATTCACATTGAATTCGTAATCCTGGCCAAGATCGAACTTCCGACGATTGGTTGTATCAAGGGCATCCTTGCGAACACCAGTCTGCCCATTGGCTGACTTGCCCATGATGTCAATCATGCCTCGAGTGACAGCACCAACAACCCTCTGGTTGTCTTCCAACAAAGCACCATCAGGCTCACCATAGATGCTGCGACGTACCGGCAGATACTGGGCAATGACGAAAGGCAGTGCTTTATCCGGGAAGGGATTCTCTTCCATACGGATAAGCGTTTCACCTACCCATGCAGCTACGAAAGGTTTCACCAAACCAGTGCCGTCGATATCCCAGAAGCCCCAGTACTCATAGACGACAATCTTCTTGCGAGCCTTGTCATTGAAGTTGAAGGAGTCCACATTGTCCGAACCAGCATGATCAGGATCGGAGAGAGGAGTACTCCCCTCAACATTGATCTTGTCCAGGTTCTTGTACTTCTTGTCTTTCTTCAGCTCGGCCAATGAGGATTCGAAGCTGTAAACAGCAAAGCGTGCTTTCTTGATGTCCCCCATACAGGTAGGATCAATGACGACATTGCGGTAGTCACAGACCTCAACAGTGGGGACATTGCGAATGGTCTTCATGACCTTCACATTCTCGTAACCAGTAACCACTGGTTCGATCGGCACACCATGCTCCAGGCTCAAGTCATGAGCCTGCTTCAGTTCATCAGGAACATCCGTTGCATACTGACTGGGAGACTCTTCCTTCAGGCGAGCAATCTCTTCATGCATCGGAAGCATTTCCGGATTGACCCGGAACTGGATCGTGGGTTTCCGTTCGGTGACTTCTTCTTCTTCGAAGTCCCAACCCACACGAACAATGACCGTACCCTCATCGACAGCAGCACGAGTGTACTCATCAATGAAATGAATCTTGTCGATCTGGTTGTTGAATTGGTGATTCAGAACCAGTTGATTCTGAACCGCTGCATCCTTGTCTTCCCAGGTAACGGGAGTGACATTGAACACATCATCCGTACTGAGGAAGGGTTCACTCAGCGCAGGGTATCTCCACTCTGCTTGTTTCCGAATCAGCTTAGGAACGATTTTGGAACTTCCCTTGGGTGCATTCACAAGGGCACCGTTCCGCACATTCAGGTTATCCAGCCACACGGCAATCTTCGTTCGTTGTGTATTGAACGAGGGCTGTGCATCTGTATAGTCCTGCTTCAGCTCCGCAAGTGTGGGAGCGTTTTTCCAGCTAACGAGTGAACGCTCAATAGCTGGGTTTTCAGTGGTAGATTCCATCAAATCTTTCCTTTAGTGGATATACTTCGTATCTCAATTTCAACCCGTGGATATTACTATGCAAATCAAGAAACTTCATCACAATTTCGTAATGCCGGTCAAGAGCACTGAACGTGCAGGAGCCTTTGACATCTTCATGCCCGAGCGTGGATCCGTCTCGAGCCACACAGCTACCAAGATCCCCTTGGGCTTCTCAGCAGCAGTACCTGATGGCCATGTTGCCCTCATCCTTCCCCGTTCCAGCACCGGTTCCAACTATGGTGTGGAACTGAACAATACCTGTGGTGTGATCGATTCCGATTACCGTGGTGAGTGGATGGCAGCAATGCGAACCAAGAATACCTTCTACCAGTGGGAAGCAAATGATCGAGTACTTCAGTTCCTGATCATCCCAGTCGCAGATGTCTCTCTGGAACTCGTGGAAGAACTCAACCAGACCCAGCGTGGTACTGGTGGTTTTGGTTCAACTGGCAAGTAAAGGAAACAACATGAATACCTACAGCACCTCCAATTTGGTTCTGGCTAAGGCAATGACTCGTGGTGAATACAACACGATGTTTGGATGGGATACACCTCAAGAGGAGAATCCGAATGACGAAGGTTACCTGGTTGTTTGCTCTAGTCGTCCTGCGAATCATCCGGACTACGATAGTCATATCAGCTGGAGTCCGAAGGTTGTATTCGATTCGACAACGATCAATCTAGGCAGAATCTCTGGTCGGCCTGCATATCAACAACGTGTATTGGCTGAACGTGCTGAGTTGTCCAAGAAGTTGGATGCACTTACCGATTTCCTGAATTCCAATACGTCCCCTTCCTATGTGGATAGGGGACTACTTCATGTTCAACGAACCACCATGAGTAACTACTTACACACCCTGGATTTGCGAATCAAAGGTTTCGATTCCTGATCCAGAAGTAGTAATGACAAAGCCCCCGTGAGGGGGCTTTTTCGTTGAATCAACAGTTCAGTTCAGCACTTCTTACCGCCGCCTTTACGTACCATGTGGGTTCCTTTGAGGAGTTGATTGAGATAAAGCGAAACCAATTATATCCCTTATAATGTTTCCGCCCTATCCCTTAAGGAAAAATCCCAGATGACTGATGTCACTGTTATTGCTGATCCCACAGCAGTCGAAGTTACGGTTGTGACTGGATCGACTTCAGTCCCAGTAACTATCACTCCAGATTCTGTAGTGTCACCTATCACTGTTGTTCAAGAAACAGCAGAATCTCCTGTGGTTATCATCAACACCGGTGGCGGTGGATCTGGCGGTGATGGCGGAGTAGGGCCAATGGGACCACAAGGCCCACAAGGTATTCAAGGTCCGACTGGTTTGACCGGTCCCCAAGGACCACAGGGATTGAAGGGAGATACCGGCAATACTGGTCCCCAAGGCTTGCAAGGACTCAAAGGGGATACAGGTGACACCGGTCCTGCCGGTCCTCAGGGAATTCAAGGACTCAAGGGAGACACAGGTACTGCTGGTGCAGACGGAAGCCAAGGCATTCAAGGAATTGATGGCCCTGCAGGACCACAAGGTATTCAGGGTATTCAAGGTCCAGCAGGTACAAACGGTCTTGATGGTGCAGATGGTGTTGTAGGTCCAGCTGGTCCTCAAGGCATACAGGGTATCCAAGGAGTCCCAGGTGATACCGGTCCTCAAGGTATTCAAGGGCCAGAAGGTCCGCAGGGTATTCAAGGCTTACCTGGAGATACTGGGCCAGCTGGAACCAACGGGGTAGATGGTGCTCCTGGACCTGCAGGTGCTAACGGTACCAATGGTATCGATGGACTAGACGCGACTGTTCTCAGCACTGGTTTTCTAACTCCGGCTACTGTGGGTCTGTCCTATGATGCTGCTACCAGAAAGATCACGATCACTGCCAATGGGCAAGCGGTCGTAAATAGCGTAGCCAATGATTTTCCCAATGGATGGGAATCCCCTGCTCATGCTGTTGGTGATGGTATGTTCTTTCTGTACCAGACCGGTGGAGTAGTTGCTTGGAGTACCACTCCTTGGGCCTTTACTGACCTGATGATTGCTGCTGTCTACGTTGACTCTGGTATCACGCTTGCTGTTCGTGAGTGCCATGGTCTTATGGATCCTGCAGCTCACAAGGAACTCCACTCTGTCATTGGAACGTACCTCAGTTCTGGTCTTGACATGTCAGGAGTCATTCTCAATTCCACGACTGCTGCTGATCGTAGGCCACTCATCTCTGGTGGTGTTATCAATGATGAGGACATTGCGACTAGCATCGCAGCTATCACCACGAATGATTACACCCGTCTCCAACTAAGTGGCTCCACGCAGCCAGCGGATGTCCTGCAAAACCAGACTGAGATCATTGCCCTGAGTGGCAATCGTCCATATTGGAATTCTGTATCAGGTGGTGTTTGGGGACAGACCCTATTCAACAACAATGAGTATGGCAAGATCTTTGTGATGGCCATCCCTGTTGTTGCTGATGCTACGTCACAGAAGAATCGTATTCTTCTGGTTCAACCCCAACAGGTCAGCACTACCTTAGGAACCATTCAAGCTGTACAGTCTTCTTCTCTTAGCCTGGGACAGCTTGCGAATACTGTTCCTGAGTTCTGTTTCATCGGTGAGATAATCGTCCGATACAGTGGAACAAACTGGACCATTATCAGTTATAGCAAAATCCTTGGAACGAAGACAAGCCAAGCGATTGCTGCAGCTGGTGGAGGTATCTCGGAAGCTCCCCTTGATGGTGCTGTGTATGCAAGGCAGAATGCTGCCTGGACTGCTATTCCACAAATCACAGTCAGTAGTACTGAACCTCTAAGTCCTTCGGTCAATGACCTTTGGCTTCAAATTTAACCTCAAGAAAGTAGAACATGCCCGCTCTCTCAACTGCTGTCAAATGGTGTAATGCATCCTTCTCTGGTATCCCCACCCTGAATGCATCTGCAGGCTCCCTGGTGGGCATCCTGGATGCAGTCCTTGTCAATGGTTACAACTCTTCCAGCGTTAGCCAGATCGTTGTAACAAGTGGTGTTGCCCGAGCAACCCTTACCTCTGGTGGAGCATTTGCTCGTAAAGCTGTTGCGCTCATTGCTGGGTGTGCCACCACTGAACTCAATGGTGAGAAGCGTATCACCCTTGTTGGTTCGGGCTTTCTGGAATACGACGCTACTGGTGTAGCAGATGGTACCTACAACATTGGTACGATCACCGCTAAGTATGCTCCGATGGGTTGGGAGATACTCTTCACTGACACCAACAAACGAATCTATCGTAGTTTGAATATTGCGGACAGGGATTCTGTACTTATCCATGTGGATGATACCAATCCAACTGGTTTCAATGTAGCGGCAGGTGTAGCAGGTACATACCGTTCGATGGCTAAGGTCAGTTCTATTACCGCAGCTACGGATATCAATACACACACAATCCTTCATAGTGTCTGGTGGATCAAATCCAATCACTCTACGGATACTGTCGGGAGAAACTTTATGATCTGTGGTGATGATCTTGGTTTCTATTTCAATGGATCCCCCTCAGGTACTAGCTATGGTAACTCTAGTGATTATTTTGGGAAGTTGAATAATATCTACCGTCCAGGGGATATGTTCGCTACCCTACTCACAGGATGGGATGGTTATGGTGGGGGCAATTCAGGAAACTCATCTAGCTCTGCCCCCGGAGGCATTGCCAACGGAATGGCTTTAGGGAATGTTTCACAAAGTTTTGGTTATCTAACATATACAGGTTACGGGACCGCAAAAGGTGTAGCTAGAAGTTTCTCTCAACTAGGAGTAGCTGTTAGTTGTGGTTTTTATGGCCATGCAATATCTCCAAGTTTTTCAGGACTTGGTGGTGCGACATACCCTTGTCCTGTGGATAGTGGTTTGCACTATGTAGGAAATGTAATCTGCTATGAAAATACTCAAGGACCGCGTGGAACCATTCCGGGTTATTACCAACTCCTTCATACTCGTCCATTCGGAGGAGCATATATGTTGGAAAATGTTGCTTCTGATCCAGATAAAACATTCATGACCTGGAATGGTTATGCCATGGCACAAGGATCTACACCATCCTCTGTTAACATAGGTGAATGGATGTTTGACATCATTGGTCCTTGGAGATAAGCCATGCCTTTGGATCTGTTAGTTCCTCCTCGAACCACAACACGTGTACTTGTTCAGATTCCTCGTCCAATATCCGAAGGAGGATTACAACATCCCAAAACCCAGACCAAACTAGGTTTTGTGTATTGGGGTGGTACGGGCAAGATCGTGGGTACGGTCAAGAAGAAAGCAACACCCACGAATACACCCCTTCGTAGAAAGGTATTCCTGCTCAGTGAAACCTTGGGTAATCTGACTATTGCGATGACGTGGAGTGATGCAACGACAGGAGCTTATGTATTCCCAAGTTTGGATGTCCTGCAGAAGTACTCTGTCTATTCCCAGGACTATCTCCATGCTGATCGTGCAGTCATGTCCGATAACCTGACCCCTGAGCCAATGTAATGGCAAGCGTAGATCTCCTCTTTGGAGAGGTACCTGCATCATCTCCTCACTTACTGTTTGGAGATACCCTGGTATCTGCCTTGCGTGCCTGGCTAGGCAGCGAGTGGGCATCGGGTACTCTGCAGAGATGGAATGGATCAGCCTGGGTACCTGCACCACTGCTTAGATGGAATGGTAGTGCTTGGGAGTAGGCAATAAAAAAGCCCCCGAATAGGGGGCTTCTCTTATCTGGTACAGAATTACCGAGCGTTTGGATCCTGAATACTGATCCCGTTCGAGGAGATCTGCGAATCTGTGCCAATACGGTTCGTACCAGTAACCGTACAGGTGACACTCTTCCCAACATCAGCAAACTGCGTAACGTAGGTTGCCTGATTGGTACCCACATTCGTAGCATCGGCTTTCCATTGATAGCTGAATGTCGGAGCAGGATTCCCAGTCCAGGTACCATCCGTTGCCGTAAGGGTAGATCCGTAGGGACGCAAACCAGAAACGACAGGGGCCACCGTATTGAGCGGAGCAGCAGAGGCTGTCACAACAACTTCGTTGGCAGCAGGTTCCGTGGTGAAATCTGCTGTGGTCGTAACGGTCAGCTCACACGTGATTGTCTGTCCGACATCACTGGGTTGAGTCTCGTAAGTATCTTGATCCGTACCAACCTGGACACCATCTGATTTCCACAAATAGCTGAATGTTGGATAGGGATAGGCATCCCATGTTCCCCGAGTAACCTGCAGGACTGAGCCATCGGAAGGATGTCCAGAGATTACAGCAGGTACAAGATTGACTGGGGTCAGAGGATAGTTTCTCCAGACAATTCGTCCGTTCAGACGAATCTCACCAATCTCTTGAATCCCTACGAACATTGCAACAACGTCAGCGTTGTTTGCAGTGATCATGGTACAACCTCTTCCGTGATGATGTACTGGGTGAAAGGATCCTTCTCATCGATGGCGTCATACTCGGTTGAGGTACCAACCCAGGTCTGTCGAATGTAGACACCCGATGCCGGATTGACCAACGAAGAGGGTACGGGATTTCCATCCACATACATCACGATACTTCCGTCGACCTCTTGCCAGGTTTCGATGGAACTGCCAGTTGCAGGGTTCTTGTACTGGGCCAAACAGATACGCATTGCTCTTGCCATTTGAGTCTCCGGAAATGAATCGATAAATACTGCGTGGGTGATTATACCCAACCACCCCTACCAAGACGATCGTTATCGTTGCTTGAGTCAATCTGCAGATCTTGTTGCTGAAGCTTCATACACTCCGCTTCGTACCTTGCTGCCCAGGAGTTGCCGGAGTGGAACTCATTGACCATACCGATCGGGTTATGCACACGTGAAGCTACGAAATACAGTAGAGCCTCGAGATGGCTATACGGCAACTCCAGCTCGATCGTGTCAGGATTGATGTCACCACCGGTAGCTACGAGCATGGGGTGATTGGCTCGATACCATACTTCCAGTGAATTTGTCTGGTAACTCTCAGGAACCGAAGACACCTTGTTCACGATATCCAGGGGAACCCTGATCGTATCCATGCGAGGAGTGAAGCAGCTGTACTGTTCCTTCCCATCATTCAGGGGAAGGTCCACACCCTTGTCAGTCAGGACTCTCTCGATCTTATGCAGATCGGTAACACTCAGCCTGTAGACATTCCCCGCTGTACTCAACGGGAAAGTCAAACGACCTTCCTTCAGGTTGAATCGTTTGTACAACGCAGCAAGGCCCAAGTTCACATGAGCCATAAGTGCCGGATACTTATTCTCGACAAGTTCCCCCTCATCATTTTCACCGAACACGGTTTGAGCGAGTTCACCATAAGCCAGCTGAGTAAATACTTCTGCGAGTTTCATCATCTTTCCTTAAACAATGTATGAGGCCATGCGATCGAGAACCTCAAGATTAACATCGATATCCCACATCCCATCACCTTTTTCGGATACGTGCATGGGTGCTTCTTCTGATGGCCTCCAGGGATTCAAGGAAGACAACATGGATGCAGTATCCAAGCAGTCATCGTTCTTGCTTCTGAAACCAGAGACTGAAGCCAGGCTCAATTCATTGATGAACTCAACGATCACCTGTTCATTCTTCCGTTCGATCGGGAAGAAGATCTTGTGTGCTTTGAACAACGGAACCACAGTATTGAACCGTACCATCTTGTTAGTATTGGGACGGATACCAGGCTTGGTATCGTTACCTTCCGAAGCCAGAGCAAAGTAGATATTCCGTTCCAACATCTGGTTCTGAATCCATTGAATGAATCCACCTTGCTGACCGCTGACTTCAATACCAACAGACTGAGGACGATAGATCTGAGCAAGACGGAATAGATCGTCCAGGTTCTTATCCATCAACTGTCTTTTACAGATTCCATCCACCCACAACCAGTCACCTACATTGTTGTAGGCCCACACACTGATCACAGAGAAGTCAGCACTCTCTTTGGTGGAAGTAGCGAAGTCGGTAGTGATGTAGAAGTTGAATCTGCTCTTGTTCCGTAGAACACTATCCAACTTGAACCAGCAGATATCACTGTCCTGGATCATACGATCTTCATCGGACATGATTCGAAGCATCAGTTCCTGGTTAAATGTTTCAACCTTACCTAGCTTCACTGCACTGTCGTACTGTTCTTTCACATACCGATACGTGAAGCGATCAGGCCAACTTCCTTTGAACTCATGTTCTTCACAAGGAAATGCTTCGCACACGGGGAAGACATTGACACCCCAGGCACCAGACTCAACTGCTTTGTACAGAGGATCCTTTGCATTGAATGGAGTACCAGACCAGACGATCAGATTCTTGGTTGGGTGCAAGGCATAGTTCACTGCCTTGTAAACCGTATCCTCTACCGCAGAAATAACGGTTGCAGACCTTGCATCCTCATCGGAGATAAGGTCATCAAGCACAGCAATCTGTGGACGCTTACCTAGTTCCTTGGCTCCTCGAACACCAGTCTTGGCACCATAGCCTTTAACGATGAATAGTTTCCCATCAGCGTTCTCGAACTCCCATCGGATATCCGTGAACTGGATTCGAGGAACATACTGCTTCAGGAACTCAGAATTATCCCAACGAAACTCGAGGTTCTTTCTCATGTTCTTGACACCATTCTCGATGGAGTCAGAAACATAGAGAGCCAAATCTACACGACCGAAATCAGGAAGCGAGCCATACGTGGCGAGATACAGAAAGAGATACTCAGCCATCAGGGTAGTCTTAGCGATACCCCGGTGACACAGATTGATCACTCGATTGCCACCCTCAGTCAGGGTATCAAGCATGTAGTAGTGAACCAGGGGAGTCTTGTGTTCTTCCCCTTCAATACCATTCACCAGCTTGATGAAGGTGATGAACTCCAAAGCAAAATCACTTGGCACATAACTCGGGTCGATCTGATAGGCCGTGTTGTTGAGGTAATCCTCAACTTTCCACGGTACCCCTTCAGCAGTTACCCGACTGGCCATTACGCACGACTCCGCTTACCTGCGAATGCACGGAAGTCCACAGCTTGGGATTGCGGAGCGTAAGCAAGAGGATTGAAGTCTTTCGGCAAGCTACCAAAGTTCAGGGCAGCTACATTCACCGGTTCAGCAGTGGCCTGTTGGAATTGCTTCCACTCTTCCTTGGGGGCTACATACCCAGGATCAACAGGAACCACCGGTACCGATTGAGCCAGCTGAACAGGCTCAGGAGCAGCCTCTTCCACAGGAGCAGTCGTACCTATTTTAGGAACGGTCGTACCTGATTTGGGGATACGACCAACTACCTGCTGTGCATACTGCAACGTGTCAGGCGCATTGGGATTGCGAGGATCCCTTACTGCCACACCTTGCTTGGCTTTGTCCATGGCACCAGGACCACCGTAGTAGCCCACTGCGGTCAAGACAGGATCACCCCCAGCACGAGCATTCAACTGAGCCAGGTAACGAATCCCTGCTCGAGCATTCTGTACCGGATCATTGATGTCCCATCCCTTGTCTGCCACCGAAGCAAACGTCGAAGGAATGATCTGCATCCCACCGGTAGCATTCGCATTTGATGTTTTGGTGTTGGCACCACTACCACTTTCCTGTTGATAGACACTGCGAGCAATGTCTGCCAACTTACCGGAAATACCTTCAGCAGCAAGTGCTTGTTCGAACATACCAGCAGACATCTTCAGATCCTTTCCTGATCTATATCAAAGCTCACCCTTATGAGCCATCTCAGGGTTGATAGTAATACGGAATACCTCTCCGTGATCCTTTGAATACGTAATAACCTTGGCTTCTCTTCCAGATAGCCAACCACCCTTGGCTGCATACGCATCGGAAGCAGCAAGAGTACGGTGTCTTTCGACAATCATCAACTGGGATTCTTTCAACTCACTGCTATGCAGGTGACCCAGGTGAGCATAGGCAAACTTGGTACGTCCAAAGACTTGGCGATACTTACCAGCAAATACACGATCCACATCGGCAACTCCCTTCTTGTGACCATGATGGAAGAACAACGAAGTGTCCCCATGTTCATAGCAGTAGTAGGTATCTGCCGAGACATCCACAGTAATCCGTGGGTTCTCTTCATACACCGAAGCTAACAACTCCCTGAGCCAGGCACCAGAAGCAGGATCATGATTGGCATCAGCCATCAGCACATGAACCTGTTTGTGCTTCTCCAACAACATGTGGATCATCTTCCTGATCGTGCGGATAGCTACCCTGACCAGCTTCTGGAATCGAGTGTCAGCATCCAGGATATGGCGATGGGCAGGAGTGACCGCATCATAACCATCCCAGTGCATGAGATCACCCAGGTTTGCCAGGATAGCCATATCCGCATCGGGAGCATGACTCACTGCAGTACCAAGCCAATCCAACAACAATCCCTCAGCAATCTCCATGTCCCAGTCGGCACCTGTTTCTTCATGCCATGACTTCATACCCAGATGGTAATCAGTCACCACATACAGGTTCA